CGTTTAGCCTGGTACTCGTAATCTCGTTTATCCAAGTTACTTTTTCCAATGTTTTGTACGTCAAAGTTGAGTAATCTATCTTTTGCAAATTGTCTAAAACCACGTATGAATTTATAAGCACCGTGATGAGTAGAATTTTCATCATCTGTTAAATCACCGCTAACTTGAATTACAATGCCGTCTTGCGGATCTAAAGTAATTGCAATGGTGCCTAACGGTGCTCCGTTTTCTTCATACTCAAACTCAAAGAATCGAGCTCTAGGAATGTCTTCCTTTTTACTCAATACTTCTGCGTTTTCATCACCTATTTTGATGTTGCGAAAACGTGTCTGTATTTTACCATACAGATCTTTAGCGATTTTATCTAAATTTGCGTCCATGTTATATTTATCAAAGGTTTGAGGAAACGAATATAGGCAACGGTGGTTCCCAATCGTCATTTAGCTCATCGTTTACGCTCATAAGCTCAAATACTTTAGGATCCCAGTCCGCTAGTATTACGCTCATGCGTATAATTAGCAAAAGAGCTGCAACTAAATCGTCATGTTGACCGTCTTTTGCTTTAAAACTTACTCCGCTAGCAATAAAGGTTTTAAGTTCGCTGATTAATATTTTGCTGTTAAGCTTCATCTTATCTTCTTCAATTAGATATTTTAATCGAGCACACGCTGCAATTTTATTACCAAATGTAGTGTTAAATCCTTTGCGGAATTTACGTACATGTCCTTTTCTTATAGGTTCGCTAACAAATAATCCTGGAAATGTCTCTTCTCCTAAATCATTAATAACTACTAGTGCTGCTTCGCCAACAGTGTTATTTTCCACGCTCCAATAAATGCTGTTAGTATAATCTTGTCCTATTTCATTTTGAATGTATTTTAATACATCTCTAAATATTTTTACTTGATCTTGAATAATTGTTAAATTATGTTGCCATTCTGCTACTTGCGTCATGCTAGGAAGTTCAAACACTTGAATACCTGCATAGTCTCCACCGGTACCTAAACAAGGATCTAATGCTACCAGATATAAATTTCCAGCCATTGGTTTTTTAAACCAGCGTACTTGTCCCATTTTAAATGTTGGATCTTTACCTAATAATTCTGACAGTTTAATACTGTTAATTAGGGTTTCGTCAAATACTAAGAACTCGCAACCGTACTCACGTCGAAAACGTTCTTCTCCAATTCGACCCATTTCATTTTTGCGCCATTCTTCATCTCTATCTGGGTGCTCGTGCCATTCTGCACGAAATCCATGGAATCCGTTACGACCAATTCCGTCTGGTCTTTCGTTACCAAATTCGTCAAATAAATCCTTACTTTCCTTCCAAATAGTAGCAAACGTATCTTCATCACTGTTAGGTGTTGAAGTGATAATTGCTTTACCACCAGTTGCTAGTGTTGGCGAAATAGATGTCCAAAACTCTTCTGCAATGTTTGGTTGTACAAATGCAAACTCATCACAGTATAGTAAGGAAATTGACATACCGCGACCAGTGTTGCCAGTTGTAGTTGCTGATACAATACGAGATCCATTATCAAACTCCATTGAGCCCTTGTTATAGTTTACAACTCCGCAACGTATATGGTCAGGGCATAGTTCATAACCATATCGAATACGTTGCATAATTTCTTGTGCGCCTGTGTATTTGTGTGCAGCTACTAGAATAGTTTGGTCGGGATGAAACATTGCGTACCATAACAAATAACCAGCTGCACAAGTGGTCTTACCGCTTTGTCGTGGCATCATGTTAATGTTAAAACGATAATCGTGATAACTATGCATGAGTCGTATTTGATATTCATACGGTTCAAACTTCATCTTACCTTTAGTAGGATGTTGTATATGAAAAAAGTTTTTTGCAAAATGTAAGTACCCTTCTACAGGGTCGGCACACATTAACAAGTCTTGGACTTGTGCTTCATTAAACTTTTCTTTAGTATGTGCCTTTTTAGTTAAGACACCATCTAGTGATTTTGCCATAACTTTATTTACATAAAAAAAGGGCTCCTAAGAGCCCTTTTTGATACTGCTGACGAAATCTTATGCACCCATGTTTCCAGCCGCCACTAAATTAAGCGTATCGGCTTGATTTTGATTGGCAATGCCGCCACCTGGTTGAATTGGTGGAACATAAACTGCCGGTTGAATTCCTCCAGTTTTAGGCGGAACAACTGGTTGAGGATTAACTGGATCTTTAACTGCATAAACTCCGCACCACTTGAATTTCTTTAATTTTTGTGCTCTAGCCTTGGCGTATGCTTGACTAAATGTTGGTGCTTCGATTGTAGGAATTTGATTTGGATCTGCAGCTGGTGCTGGTGCTGGTGTAGTTGTTGCAGATTGTGTAGGAGCTGCTGATGCGTCTGCTGGTTGGAAATTAGCCGATGCTACATTCATTGCACTTTGTTCTGGCTCAGTTGGTGCTTCTTGTAATGCTTCTAATTTGTTAACTAAAGCACGGTATTGTTCTGCGTTCATATTATTGTCCTTTAATTTCGTTGTATTTTGCGGACAACTTAGCAACTAGTGTCTCATGCATACGCATTGGGTTGCCGCCACCGTTGGCTTTCTTGTATTCGTCTTTTTCACGATGCAAATCATCGCCGCTATCTGGTACAGGAACTTTTTTAGGATTTGGACGAGTTGTTGCATCGTCAAAATTTTCTTCTGCTCCAATACCAACTAGAATATCGTCGCTGTTGTGTTCACCGCTGCCTTGAATATTGCGAATAATATCTAACAAATCTTTAATGCCACCGGCACCACTTCCGTTCATGCTAACATTCATTGTTACTGAATCACTTTGTTTAGGAGCAGTTTGTACGTCCATCATGCCGCCACATTCGCCTGTTAAAATGTCATCATCTCCGCTTGGTAATACTGCTTTTGGATTGTTATCCATACATTCGTCTCCAGCGCCAGCGCCTGACATTTGATCCGCTGGGGACTCTCCTATGTCATCGTCTGGCACTAGTAGCGGATTCTCGTCTAATTTTTTAATTTTTGTTAATAAGTCTTGAAAGTTCATTATTTTACTCCGACAGTTTTAGCTGTTGGTTTTTTAACTTTCACGCTTCCAACAGGACTCTTAGTGTTAATCTTTTCCGAATCTGCTGGTGCTGATTCAGTTGGCATTTTTGATGCCAATATTGCATCATTAACGCCTTTGTATTGTTCAAGAGTCTTTTTATCTTTCATTAACTCTTTTAATAGATTAAATTTTTGTTTTTCGCCAACTAATTTTTGACCTTCTGATTGTGCTTCATAATCTTTGCTTAATAGTGCTTCGCCTGATTTTTCATCGTTAGCGTGATTAAGTTCTTCTTCCTTAGTTTCTGCTAAATTACGAACTCGTACACTGTCAAGCGGGCAACGGCATTTTTCTGCAATTAAAGCTCTAACTTGTTGACTTGTAACTGGGTATGCTGTGCAAACGTCAAACATTGTGACATTTGTGTTTGTAACGTGTGGAAAATCTGCATGTGTTTCTGCAATTGGCAAACGCTTGCCAGCTGAACAGCTTTCAACTTTATATTGAGCAAGAGCCGATTTAATCATCTCGCCGGCTTTTTTGTAGTCGCCCGCAAGTTTAATTTTAAATTCGTAAACTTTCTTGCTTTCTGTTAGATATTCTTTAAATGATTTCATAGTTTAATCCCGATACTATATTTATTTCATATTCTTTAATTTTTCCAGCAAACTATTGCGATCTGTAATAATTACGCCATCTCCGTTGAGATTAATGCCGTTATCTTCGCTGTTTGCATCCTGATCCAGCTTTTGTTTCTTAATTTGTAGCTCAATCATCTTGAGTTTTTTGTCAATTTTAGCGGCTTTTGCGTCAATTGCGTTTTTTAACATTGTTCCTGCAACTTCAAAAATACGTCCGCTGTAACGTGCTTCTACGTTCATGCCCAAGTCCATTAAATCGTCATAAGCATCTGTAGCTCGTTGTGCAAGAGCATCAAATTCGCTATCGCTTGCATCTCCCAAGCCCTTAACTTGCGGTAAAGCTGCTGAAATTTTGTCAAATTCACTAATATCACGAAGCAACGGTTGTGCTTTTGCCATTTCAGCTTTGGCTGTTTTCTTTTCCTCATCCTTGATGATTTTTTTGCTCTCGGGGAGGTTTAATAATTCTTCAAGTTTTTTAGTCATACTTTACTTATGCGTTGCCTTGGTGGAACATATCATTTTCGTTGAGTATTCGAAACCTAATTCCTTGTTGTTTACACCAAATATTTGCAGCAGCCCACTTTGCTTGATTTTTAACATACTGAGCTTGATTATATTTGTTTTTCCCTACACGCTCTAATATTGTTTGACTAGCAGGTTTTACTTCAATTAGTTCCACATGCATTGTGTTATTTTTGTCTACATATTGAATGAAGAAATCTGGAACGTAAACTGTTTGTCTGCCGGTTAAAGGGTCTCTATAAGGAATCTGTATAGCTTCGCTAGCCCATTTTTGTACACTAATGTTAGTATCACAAAATCTCATGAATTGAAATTCCCAACTGCTTCTGTATGTAGGCATTTTTGTTCCTACATATTTTTCAGGCTGGGTCATATTAAACTTCCCGCGGGCAAATTTAGTAGCCATATTACACTAAAATGTTTCTGCTTTCGTATTCGTCAGCAACACCCGCTACTCGGTATCCTAGTACACTGATTTTTTCTCTATAGGAATTTAAAATTTGTGCAACCACTTGACTAAGCTGAACATCATTTAATGTTTTTAATGTATCAATTAATTCAAAGACATTAACATTGTCTGCTCGAGCTTGGTTTAATAATACAATTCCAGTACTTCTAGCACTTTCTTGGTCAAAACCGTGTTGTAAAAAGAAACCAACAACTGCATCAATTTGATTGCTTGGAAAACTTATTTGATTGATATAATATTTGTCAAAAAATTGTTTAACTTCTTTGCTTGAATCTAATGAAGTTTGAATAGGTAAGTTTGTTGCCATAATGTTATCCGTTAGTAATGTTTAAATTTACTTGTTTGGCCACAACAGTATTATTATTTTGTTGTGCATTGACATTTACTTGAGGAAAACTAAATCCTTGTAATCCGCCAGTTTGTTGAGATTGTACTGTTGTTAATATTTTATTTGAACCGCTATTTTGATTTTCTTTTGTGTTTAGATAGGTGTTAAGTTGACTTGATACTGTATTTGCTATTTCTTGTGCATTTAAAGACGAATTACCAATAAACGATGGACTTTCTTGTCTTGACCCATCACCAGGTTGTAAACTACTTGGAGTTTGATCATAATGTTCAAATGCAAATCCTTCTGGATCGCCTACTGTTACAGTTCCGTTTCCGTAAGCTACTGCTTCGTATGCAATGCTCATACTAAAATCGTGAGGTGTGGTACTTTGTGCATAATCTAATTTATTATGATTAAATGAACTAATGACAGGATTTAAAAGAGTGTAACTAACGTATTCGTGACGAGCCATTTGATATATTGTAATGTAGTTAAAAAATGGAGCAGTACTACCGTTATCTAAACCATAAGGGTTAGTAATAAAATTACTATTTCTAGTAGCATTGCGTTTGTATGCACTAGGATCTAAAGCACTTTTAGAATCAGCATAGTAATAACTGTAATAATTTTGCCATAATTGATTAATTAGGCTCATATTATCATCGTGGAACACAATATTCAATGCTTCATATTTGTGTGTTGATTGTATATTCTTTTTTCTGTTGTATTGATTAAGCGTATCTACAGTTACTTTAAATTGAGGCAAGTCACAACTTTTTACTAGAACATTAATTTCATTTCTGTATCTTTGAACAAGGTCAATATTTTTTAAAGCTGACTGATTAATGCTAAACGCCACATGAAATAAAAACTTACTTTTAGGAGCAAGTCTAAATTGATCGTCTGTAAAGATACGAGCAGCATGAGCGTAATCTTTCAACGTCACGTTGCTTGGGCTGTATAAAAATTGATTAGGTGTGAATGCCATACAAATATTTATCCATAGGTATTAACTGAGTAGTTAATGAATACCTATAAAAAAGGCCCACTAAGTAGGCCAATTTTATTATCTTGAACCAGCTGCTGTTGCTGCTGTACCAGCACGTCTTGAAGTTGGAGCTTCTGCTCCTCCTGAAATCTGAATACAGTTATCTGGTTGAATTGTTAAATCAATGGTTAATATTTCTTGTTGTCCGTAACCCAATGCATTGTACTGTGCTTGGCGTACATAGCATCCATAGCATTCCCATGTTTCAAGAATGTTTGGAGTTTGTGCGCCGTTTCCACCGTCTAGCATTTCAATACGCATTAAGAATTTATAGTCGCCACCGGATGCTGCACTTGACTGTTCAAAGAAGTCAAATTGCTTTTGCATCTGTTCGCCAACTAATTTCGATACTTGTCCTGTTACATCATCACGTAATTTAACTGTCATTTCTGTCCATGTTGGACGACCTGCATAGTTAATTGTTGAATTGTAAACCATAATTTTTTGGTTTTCAAATTGTACTTGAGGACGAGCTGCGTCTTGAACTTGTTTTGTCAATTCAGTTGTTGGTGTTGATACTCCAAAGTTTTCAAACATCACTCTAAAGCGATATTTTAGCTTTGGCATCAACATACCTTGAGCTGTTGCTGACTGATCAGTTGCTAAAGGTACTGTAAATTTTGATAAACTTGCGATTGCCATTTTGTATGCTCCGTTATTATTATGCTAGGCCTTTGATTTCGCCAGTGTTCTTTAAGCGTAGTGGAATGTAGATAAATTCTACTGCTTTTACTGGTTCAATTGCAACGTCTAGATATAGTTCGTTTCTGTCAATACGTGCTGGAGTATTGTTGCTAGTATCACAAACTACAATGTAGTCGTATAGAGCACGTTGTCCTACTAACTCGAGCAATAGACTTTCTGCTGCACCTTTTAACTCATCTCGTGTAATTTTGTCGTTTGGTTCAAACACGTATGGTTTTGCCAATAGTGCAAATTGACGACGTAGGTAAATTACCAAGCGAGCTACATTAATACGATCCAATGCACTGGCATTTCTAGCACGAGTATACTGTCCGTAGTTAACAAGACCTGTTCCTGTAATAAATGTAATTGGGTTAATTTTGCTATCAGCAAGTGTATCACGCTGCCCTGTATTCAATGATACTGACTGGAATTCGCCTTCGCTTGTGATATATCCAACTGCTGTTGCATTTGTAATGCCGCCACGACGTGTACCAGCAGGTGCAAACCATGGATAACTAACTTGGTCGTTTAATGCAATAGTACGTAAAATCATGTGGCTTGGAGGAACAACAATGTTATTTCCAATGTTGTCGCTTGTGTAACCCCATGGATAGAAAATACCAAAATATTCATCGCTTGATACTAATCCATCATCATTGTCTTCTACTGCGCCTGCAACGTTTTTGCCCCAGTTGTTTAATGTTGTAGCATCTGGTGTTAAACGTGCTGGAGTGTCGCCTACTACAAATGCTGTTAGTCCGCGGTCATAGTTCAAACTAATCATTTCGCCAATTAGTTCTGGATAACCTGGGCAGGCAATTAAGTTAAACACACGACTTTCTTCATCACGTAGTTCTTGACTGCTGTTTACTAATGCTTGTAATGCTTGGATAACAACTTTACGTTGTGCTTTGCGTCCAAATGTTCCAGCACCGTTTACTTGGTTTCCTGATTCTGTTACCCAACGATGTGGATAATATGCAGACATAGATGCGCCGCTTTGACGCTCATTGTCTGCTAACAAGTCAATGCTATCGCGTACAAATCGTTTGACGTTAAAACCTGAACGACGTAAGTTCCATAGCAACATACCTTTTGGATATAATGCTGGATCTGGTGCGTCCGGGTCTAAGAAATCGCTTAATAATAATTCTGGAATTGTACTTTCTGTTGAAGCTGTAGCTGTTCCGCCATCAACACCCCAACGTGCATCAGCAAATATAATACCATCTTCAGTTGTTTGATCGCCAGTGTCTACAGCAATCCACTTTCCTAAATTTTTGTTATATTTGTAAAGACTTGGGTAATTTTCTAAATCGCCAGTGTCAATCCATAAATCTCCATTAACCAATGCTGTACCATCACTTTGTGTTTTTGGTTTAGTAGCTGAAACAATTGGTCCTTGTGGATCTGTCTTATCAGCATCGGTTGCAGAGTAATAAGGAGAAGAAATATTTGAAATTCCTTCGCCTGATTCGTATTGGTAACCGACCCATGTTTCTCCGTTGTGTACTAAAATATCAACTTCGTCTACCATTGAGTTGTACCATAAACGACCATCTTCTGCTTCTGTTGTAGGAGCACTGCTGCTAGTTGTAATGTCAGCATATGGACTCCATAATGTAGCAATATACTGATGTTGGTGGTCAATATCAGTATAGAAATTTGCTGTACCTTGTCCTACACCGTTATTGTCAACTGTATAAACATCAAAGAAATCATTGATTGCAGAACCAGTTGAATCGCTAAAATGGATATCTCCGCCATCATTGTGTCTAATAGTTACAGTACCAGTTGCATTTTTTGTTACTGTAATTCTAGAAGTAATTGGACTGCTGTCCCATGTTGCCTCTGCTAGTTTTGCTGTAAGAGCTGCAACAAAACCGTCAATATTTGCAACATATGGATCTTCATTAGTTCCTGCGCCCAATCGGCCAGTAAATTCTACTGTTAGAGCATCGGATAATGTTGCTTTTCCTTTAACGCTTTCTTGGATAGTAAATTGATTGCTTCCGCTAGTTGAAAAGAAAGTAAACGAAGTTGAAGATGTAATTTCAGTTGCACCTGCTGAGCGACGTGCATAAATTTTGAAATTTGCGTTAGTTGGATTACTGTTTGTAGTTGTTTCTTCAATGTTGTATTTTACATACAATGCATTTTGAGTTAAGTTAATGCCACCACCCGATGCATCTAGACCTTTTAATGCTTCTGCATTAGATCCAAATAGTGGAGCTGATTTCTCAACCCAACTGCCAGTTGCTTCGTTGTAAACTTTAACTCTCCAACGAGCACCTAAGTTAGGTTCTGTTGTTTTAACCCAAACAGAACCTGTTGGTGTACCTTGAACGCTTGAGCTTGAACGCTTGAAATCAGGCACAGTATAGTGCGGGCTAATTTTAAGAGTTGGTGCTTTAAATGTTCCAGTTGTGCCGTAGCCTGAATTAGTTGGTACTAGACCTAACTTAGCAACACTAGTTCCACTTACTGAAAAATCTTTTCCTGTTGTGTATAATTCTAAACGATTATTAATAATTGCTGCTGTAATGCCACGTGCAGTGCTTTCGTCATCTACGTCTTGATTAATTGTGTTAATATCAGCAACTAGTGATGTTAAACTGGTATGTCCAGTATAGTTGTTTGAATTACCATCAACAGTAATTGTTAATGTATCGCCAGACAGCAATACCGGACTACTAATAGCACCTTGTGCTGCAGGCCAGCTTGCTACCCAATTTGTTGACCCTACTTCTACCCAAATCCCTGCAGCAGTATCTGTCTTAGCTTTCTTAAACCATAAAGCATATTCGCCTTCTAGAGAAACAATAGCATAATCTCCTACTGCACCAACGCTGGCTTTTGGAGCACTGCTAGATAGCTGATCTGCACTAGTAATAATCAATGGGATCTTATTAGTAAATGTTTGCCCATTGGTAGTTGTTGCCGCTGCGCTATTCCATTGAAAAATACCAAATTTTGTACTGCCAGTGTCAAACCATAATTGTCCGTCTAACGGGCTTCCTGCTGGTGCATCTGCTTGTGCTTCAAGTTGAGCTAAATCAACATCTGCACGTACTACATACGCACGATTGCTAACACCTAAATAACTGTAAGCTGCTTGAAGACCAAACTCGTTTTGCTCTCCAGCGTGAATTGGGTTGTTGTTTGCATCAGTTTTAAAACTTGGTGTTCCAAAGGTATCTGACAAATCTTTCTGACTAGTCATCAAATATACTTTTCCAGCATTTGCTTGAGTAGTACCTTGTGCTGTACCTGTGCCTGCACCGTTTGCTTTATCTTGTTCAGATGCAACAATAATTAAAGGGGTTGTACCTGGTGCTGCGCTGGTATAGAAACTTTCGTCTATAACTGTTACGCTTACGCCTGGTGAACTTAGTTGAGCCATTTTGTGATCTCCATGAATGCTATATTCCTATTTGTATTTAGTGGATTTTGGCTTTTTGTACCTGTTATCAACTATCAAAAAGGGGTAGAAAAGGCTTAAATATTGTATGAGACCACTTTGCACCTGCGGATATAGACCAGCAGCCGTTAATTATATTAAAAACGGTCGTACTTATTATCGTAAATTATGTGAGGCTTGCCTTAAAGGTGGCAAATATGCAGGTATTGCCCGATGGTATCGTGCGGGCTATAAGATGAAAAACCTTTGTGACAAATGCGGGTTTAAATCACCGCATAAAGAAGTGTTTGCAGTATTTCACGTTGATGGTGATTTAAATAATTGCAAACACACTAATCTCAAGACTGTATGTGCAAACTGTCAGCGTGTGCTTCATAAAGAGGGTGTTCGTTGGCGCCAAGGTGATCTTGTACCAGATCTTTAACTTTAGCAAACAAGTCGTCTATACTGTCATCATTAGTTAAGACTGCGTCAAAGCTGGTTCCTACCCAAGCAGTTTCACTGGCGTGTATTTTTAAACTATCAAGTCGTGTTTTACTCAATGCCCATTTAACATTGCCATTAGGACCTCGGTTTGTGTTGACAGCATCTTCGTACCACTCAGGTTCTTCGCCACGTTTTACACGAATAACAATGCCACCAGCATCTCGAATTGATTTAATTTCGTTAGGAAAACGGCAATCACTAATGACAATATTATCTTTGCTGTTGCGTAGTTTATTTTCTAGTGCTGCAATCCAGATATCATCATGAAAGCCTTTGCGGCATACTTCTGTGCCCCAGTATTGTAAAACCCAACGTGGAGTAAGGTTAGGCATGTTTAAGCGTTCTGCCCACCAAGGATCTACTTGTTCACGCCATTCGCGGGCTTGTTTTGTGCGCCCTTCTAGCATTGTACGATCCCAACCAAATACTTGAGCTACTGCATCTTTAAGACTGTTGGCGAAGCTTTCTCGTCGGAATCCATGGAAGTTAGTAAGGTAATCTGCAATAGTATCTTTACCACTGCCAATAAATCCGCATACGCCAATAATCATAGTAATCTCCTAAGGAACTACTACTATATAACAGTTTTATTACAAGGTCAAGACTTTTTTAACCAATTACAAAGGTTAACGGAGTGCCGCCTGGAACCATATCGTTAATTTCTTTTTCAAGTTTTTCGATATCTTTATCGCCTTCAGCTTTGAGTGCAGTACCATTAAGCTGAATTCCGCTGCCACCTGGCCCTGCAATATTTCCAAACTTGCTACGAGCTTCACCTAATATTTGTTTACAAACTGCTAAGGTATAATCATATAACCATTGTTTTGCATAGATATCTTGAAGCAATACAAAATCTGGGCGATAGTTGTGTGTACGTAATAGCACCTGTTCGCCTTGGGCAAAGGGACGTTGTAAGATTGTCAGCATATGATTGCTTTGACGCCATTTGAATTCAATATATGCTCCAAACATACGCCCAACTAATTTTTGATAGCCAGCAAACATTTCGTATGTTGCCAAACCACCCATCATACTACCAGTTAACAAATAGCTGTTTGTGTACGCCAAGTTGAATGGTTCGAACAATGTTCCACCTGCACCTAAACCGCTACGTGATCCTACTGCACGTCTAAAAATACTTTGAACTTCTACAATTTCGTTTGGTAGGCGATATTCGTTAACGTCTTGAATTAGCTCTAAAAACATATAACTTTCTTCAACAGCATTACTGCTTCGTTGACGGAATTTTGTAATAGCACGATCTAGTGCTATTTCATAGTGTTTAGGGTCTAGCTCAACTTCAACCATGCCATCGCCCAACATAGTTTTAACGTAATCAAATGCTTTATTACGCTCTATAGTGCTGTCGGATTCACCAGGATTTGTTGGGTAAATATCTGCCATTATAAGTTCTCCTAGTATATTTATGTTGCGATAAATATCATTATGCCACGTTTATCATTATACAAACCCGAAAGAGGGCAAGATTACAAGTTTATGGATCGTCAGATTTCTGAGATGTTTCAGGTTGGCGGAACAGACGTGTACTTGCACAAATATCTAGGACCTAAGTTAAAAACTGAAGGTACTGCTGATCAGCCTATTTACGATGCTGTTAAAGAAACTAATATACAAGATTTGTTGTTTTTAGAAAATAGAGACAGAAAATATAGCGAAGAAATATACAGAATTCGCGGACATTATAATGTACAAAACATTGATTTTAATCTAAGCCAATTTGGTTTGTTTATCGATAATGATACATTGTACATGACCATACACATTAATGATTTTATCAACTACATTGGGCGCAAGCCAATAAGCGGAGATGTTTTAGAGTTACCGCATTTACGTGATAATTTTGCATTAAATGATTACGAAATAGGACTGCCACGTTACTATGTAATTGAAGATGTAGGTCGTGCTAGTGAAGGATTTAGTGCTACTTGGTATCCGCATTTATATAGATTGCGTCTTAAAAAGATTACAGATGCTCAACAGTTTGCGGACATACTTGACAAGCCTGCTATTGATGCCAACGGAGATCCTATCGATAAAACTCTGCGTGAAATATTAAGTACTCGCGGAGCAGAACTTGAAATTAATGATGCAGTAATATTACAAGCAGAAGCTGATTCACCACAAAGCGGATACGAAACTAGACAGTTTTATACTCTTGCCGTTGATGAAAAAGGCAAGACTACACTTAATACAGCAGACAACACAAGTGAACTTGATGCAAGTATTACAACAATTACTGCATTAGAAAGTAATAAACGTCCTGTAAGAACAGGTTACACAGGATTCTTAGTAGGTGATGGATTCCCGCAAAATGGATATGACTTCGGTCACGGGATACAATTTCCAGAAGCGCCAGGTCCAGATGATTTCTTTTTACGAACAGATTTTATGCCTAACAGATTATTCCGCTTTGATGGCACACGTTGGGTTAAAGTAGAAGATGCTGTACGTATGAATATGACTAACAATGATACACGTCAAACTCATACTACAGGATTTATTAACAATACAACTCACATTTATAATAATGCTGTTGCTGTTGACTGGATCAAACTTGAAGCAGATGTATTTGAATTTGACACTAATATAGATTATCCAACTACAGCACTATATCTAGTTCTAAAATTAGATACTGTTGAAGTTGCTTATACTATTGCAGACTATCCAGAAATGATTACTGATGTTGGCGGCAAGATTCACGTTACATTGCCAATTATTGATACTGAACAACAGGCTATTCCGTACAAAGGTACTTGGAAACTTAGCTTATGCAACAACAGAGAAGAACAAAGACAAAGCCTTAGCAAGGCTCTTAGACCCAAGGCAGACCTATAATGCAATATTTTTATGACGGACAGATAAGACGCTATCTTACACAAACAATTCGTGTATTGAGTAATTTTACAGTAAGATATGGTGACGGCACACTTGTTCGTGTACCGGTAATGTACGGTGATGCTGATAGACAAGCCGCAAGTATTATTCGTCAAAACAGTGAAAATAAAATTAATAGTGTTCCTCGAATAAGTGTTTACATTAGCAATTTAGAGTTAGATAGAAATCGTTTAGGCGACCCTACATACGTTGGAAAAGTACATGTTCGTGAACGCGAGATTAACGATAGTGATCCAGCAAATCCTGTTTATACTACTGGGCAAGGACGTAACTATACAGTTGAACGTTTAATGCCAACACCTTTCAAGTTGTCAATAAAATGCGATATATGGACTGCCAACACAGAACAAAAATTACAGTTGTTAGAACAAATATTAGTATTGTTCAATCCTAGTTTAGAATTACAAACAACAGACAACTATATTGATTGGACTAGTTTAACAGTTCTAAATTTAGGACAAGTTACTTGGTCAAGTCGCACAGTTCCTGTTGGCAATGATAGTCCTATTGACATTGCATCGCTATCGTTTGATACACCTATTTGGATTAGTCCGCCAGTTAAAGTCAAACACTTGGGCGTTATTACAAAAATTATCACTAGTATCCATCAAGGTGCTACTGTTGATAAAAATAGTTACATAGACGGTCTTGGACAACCGTTAGCTGGTCCTGAAATTACTGTAGGACAAATGCTTACTAGAGATGTCGTAACAATCACTGACTATAATATTCAAGTTTATAACAATCAAGCTATTTTATTACATAAGACAGAAAGTTCAATTCCAAGAGAACCAACACTAGATATTCCTGTACGTCAAGGAACACCAATTGAATGGCAAACTGTATTTGATAAGTATCCGGGAAAATATACAGCTGGGTCTAGCTCGTTGTATTTGATACAGTCTAACGGAACAGAGATTGTTGGAACCGTTGCTATTAGTCCGTTGGATCCAACTATACTAACTGTATCTTGGGATAATGATACACTGAACACAAACACAGGTATTGACAGTAATGGCAATTTAGATACTGATCCGGATTACAATGCTGCTGATAGTTACAGACCTAATAGTCCTGGTACTTTTGATGCTATTATTGATCCGCAAAAAGTCTACCCTGGTCATGGTATGCAAAATGTCAATGCTGGAGATAGATTTTTAATTGTAGAAGACATTGGTTCTGCTGATAATTCAGACGGTCCAGATGCTTGGAAATCCACAGGCGGTGACGATTTTATTGCTCGTGCAAACGACATTATAGAATGGACAGGAACCGAGTGGAACGTAATATTTGATTCTGCTCAAGAATCAGACACCTTGCTCTATCAAACTAATATATACACTGGAGTTCAGTACGTCTGGAATGGCGTTTACTGGGCAAAATCATTTGAAGGTGAATATAGGGCAGGTGAATGGAGATTAGACCTCTAACAGATCGTATCGTTTGTAGCGGAGCATTGTTCTACGCTAAAAATACACGACGATTTTTACTATTACAAAAAGCTCAAGGAAAACATACAGGTACTTGGGGATTAGTAGGCGGTACTAATTTGCAAAATGAAAATCCTTGGCAAGGATTACAAAGAGAAATTTTAGAAGAAATTGGTAGTTTACCAAAAATAATCAAAACAATTCCATTAGAAACATTTGTTAGCAATGACAAAGTTTTTAATTTTCACACTTATCTATGTGTAATCGAAGACGAATTTATTCCTATACTAAGTGAGGAACATTGTGCATGGTGTTGGGCTAATATTGATTACGCACCAAAACCCTTACATCAAGGATTACGAAATAGTTTTAGTAATAAGACTATTAGGACAAAACTACAAACTGTATTTGATATAGTAGACTTAATATAAAAAGGACCCGAAGGTCCTTTTTTATTGGGGATTGTTTGATTAAAACTTATATGCATATTCAAAGATATAAGCGTCAGACTTGTGCTGTCCGTTCTTGAAGTTCAAGAAACTTGGGCCGTCTGCTTCATATGCTTTTACATAACGCAATTCGATAGTGTGATGATCGTCAATGTTCCAGTTAGGTCCAATACGGAACTTGTTCTTATCATGTCCTGTTGTACCATCAATTGAACGAATCAAACGATATGACGCTGTCATTCCCCATTGCTTGTTAAAGTCATACTTCAAAGCTGGTTCCCAGTAAGCATAATTATAGTTGTCTTCGTTGCTCATAGAACGACCAACTAGGCCACGAACATAACCACCAAAGCCATTACCTAATGTAAAGTCTTTACGGATACGAACACCAACTTTAGTTTCAGTGGTGTTACCTGTTGTACCGTTCGACCACATTTTGTCTTGGTTGCCTTCTAGGTAAAGTTCAGCACGATTGATCCAACCGTCTTTCCACTGGATACCTGGCATTACTGCTAGGGCAGTGTTGGTGTTGTCGCTAGTTGCTGATTTTTCATATTCATACTCAAAACCAATACGTGGACGACCACCAAATAGTGTGTCTGCTTCTTTTACTTCTACTTTCTTACCGTCTGCGGTATAATACTCTCCTGCTTGTGCCATCCCCATGACACTAGCTAACAGAGCAAATGCTAATAACAATTTTTTCATTTTATTTTCCTTTTGTTTTATGTAGAGAATTGTCTAATTCAATTCTCTGGGCACTATATGCCAGTTAGTCTACAAAGCCGACCATGGCTGTAGACAGCAAGTCCCCACTTGCTGTCAAACTCTTTACTTTTATTTGCTGGCTTCTGTTAAGATTTTAACAGCGACTTCACGATTTTTAGCAATAGCATCGGTGGCGATAAAATTCATTTTAGCGCGACCTTTTACTACACCAGGTTGCCCTTCGCCAAATCCTTGAACAATAACTGGCAATGGTTCACCGTCATCGATTGCAGGGTATTCAAAGTTTACCTGGGCTACAAATGTTTGGCCAATTGGGCTTAGAATAAAATCTGCTAGTTGTTGCGCTTCTTTATTATTCTTAGCACCTTTAAGGGCCGCCATGCCTGCAATTAGCGTATAAGGACCTTTACCTGTTTGATCTGGGAAGAACAAACGAGTCTTAGCCGCAAATGGACGCTGTGCGTTGTTGGACAGCATTAAGCCGTAGTAGTATGTGTTCATTAGGCTAATATCGCAAGTACCATTGGCAACTAATTCACCTTGTTTGCGATCATTACCACTTGGCTTAACTGCTAGATTGTTAGCAACGCCCTGTACCCAATTACGAGCATAAGCTTCACCACGATCTGCAATCATTTGACTTACTAGACTAATATTATAAGCATGAGTTAACGGACGCATACAAACACGACCTTTAAACTCTGGACTTGCTAAATCATCATAACCTCTAAGTTTAGTTACATCGACTTTTTCAGGGTTATAAACCATTGTGCGAGCACGATAGCTATAAGCAACATAGTCGCTATCTCGTAATTCTGGACGAATACTAGATACTAGTTTGCTGTTTAGTGTGTTTGCAGTCCAACCGTTCTTTTTAGCTAATTCTAACACAGCTGCATCTGTAGAAATAATGATATCTGCTTCGCCTGGTTTTGATGTCAAACGAGCCGGAATGCCTCCTTCATCTACAAATACAGAATTGACTTTAACGCTAGTCTGCTGTTCAAATTGTTTAAAAAGTGGTTTTAAGTGAAAATCAGTACGATCACTGATTACGTTTACTTCTGCGGCTTGTGCTACTGCCGCGGTCATTACGATTACACACCCAATCAGGGCGCGAGCATTTCTTAAAATTGACATAGATTCTTTCTCCTATACTAATGTCCATATCTGCGTAAACCTCCACAGCGAGGGGCTTTTTGGTTCCATCGAGAACCACGGAGACCTTGATACTTGGTCCATCCCACTGGACCCCGGTCACCGTTGCGTTAAAGTCGGTTGGATTCTTAAAAGGAGGTTTCTTGATCTTGAACCACTCAGGTCGGACCATACAAGGGTCTTCATTAGAGTGTAGATCAAAACTTTTAAGGTCTTTCCTATCTAACACGGTATAGTTGCCAAAGAAGTTGGCCATCCAAGGAGTAGTTGGTGTGTCATACAGTTGCTTGAACTTATTATGAGCTACAACTTCGCCTTGTTTGACTACTATGGCATATTCAAATAATCCATAAACTTGATAAAGTTCATGTGTTACTAGAATGGCAGTTTTATTTAGTTGTTTAAGTTTGTATAACAACTGTTTTAATGTTTTGCGAACTACAATGGGATCGATGCCTTGCATTGGCTCGTCCAATAATACAACATTTGCTGGGCTACAGACAGCTCGTAAAATGTTCACACGCTGGCTTTCACCACCACTTAATTCATGTGGATATTTTTCTAGCAAATGCTCGATTTTAAATAATTCTGCCCATTGTTCTAAATGTGAATTATCACCGCCTAACTCGATATTTTTGCGTACAGTAAAATTTGGCAATAATCTACCATCTTGCCAAGCCATACTAACACTTCGTTTTGGGCCGACTAGTCCGTTTACATTTACATTATCAATTATTACATCTCCGGCATATTCCTGTAAGCCGGCAAGACAGCGAAGCAAAGTAGTTTTTCCTGCTCCGCTAGGTCCTATTATAACTGTATGTGTGTTAATATCTAAATTAACGTTAGCCAGTTTAGGAATGTTAGAATTTAGATTTTTTATCTGTATCATATATAAGTTTAATTATAACAGAACAAAGCACAATACCCAAACTTAAGATTACCAAACTATGCGGACCTAAGTTTGGTATTGCTTCTGACCGAGCAATATAATTCATACGCATGGCTAGTGTTTGAAAATTCATTGGTTGTAAGATCATGCTAATAGGCAACTCCCTAATAACATCTAAGACAATCAGACAAACTCCTAACGCTACACTTGGAAGTACAATTCTTGCTTTGTCTAGAATTCTTTTTATTTTAGTTGGGGTATAAAAATCAATAACTTCAAAATATCTTTGATTACCCTTGTCTGCTACTGAAACAGTATTAATCATCAGACCATAATATCTAAGTGTAATACCGATAGATAGTAATACAAATAAACTGACGTAAGGACCAAAGAAATACAATATTGTTGCGCCAATGACAGTTCCTGGCATGGCATAAAATCCTAACCCGCTGCGTTCTAAAAACTGTTTTCCTATGTTAGAAAAATATACAGCTGATACAGAAACACACATAATCACTACAACTATTGTCAAATATAAAGTGTTTAATAATTCTTTCAAAAAATCGTCTGCTTCAAATGTTGCTCCAGTAACAATCCATGCTAAAGAGGTATATACACCAAAGCCTATTAGCATAATAGTAGGTAATATAGCTAAAATAGCCCACAAGATTCTGGACTTGCTAGAATTATCTCCTTGTAAAGAAGTCGATGTTTTTAAATCTAGTTGACTTATAGCAATACCTAGTAGAGCTAATAGTGCTACACCCCACCATATCTGACTCATGTTCCAAGTTGACGTCCAGATATTATAGGTTAACATTGTTACAGTATTCAAACCATAGAAGTTACTAACGCCAAAGTCAGCAACACATTCAGCCGCAATAATAGCAATACTAGGCAGTAGGCTCAATTTTAAACTAGGCCATATAGCAGTAAACAAGGATTTAAAGTTTTGTCCGTTTACTACAGTCATCATTTCCCAAGCCTTGTGTGCTCTATTGGCTAAACTTGCCGATACAATGCTATGTGGATAAACTGAACAGCAGACTCCTAGGCTAACACTAGCACCTAACCAAGGATTAATGTAACCAAACTCGCTGAGATAGTAAGATAATAACCACGGAGGGACGCCTAGTATTAACAAAGGCACATAATAGGCCCAAGTTTTATTTGACCACCATGCTGATACAGCCGTCAAAGTGCCAATCGATATAGATATTATCGATGTAAAAATTATTAACAAGAAGGTTGATATAATCGAGTCAAACCAAAACATAACTTATTATATGCTATATTTTTGATTTTGTCAAGATAATTCTTCAAAATTACCAGCAATACTAATTCTAGTTTGGTTGCCGCGGTTCTTACTAACGCTATGATTCATCCATCCTGGAAAAATTACCAAATGGCTTTCTAACGGAGGTATGCTAAATCTGAATCTGTCTAAGAACCAAAATGTTAAGTCTCCTGCGCCTGGAGGAACTTGAACATAATATACCCATGCAAATGGACTGGTGCCATGATGGTGTGTATTTGTACTTTCAAGAGGACGATGGATTTGCCCCCATTGACTGGCAGTATACATGTTTTTAGTTTTTGCTATTTCGTCTGCCATGGCAACTAATCGTTTGCTTTCGCTGCCGTCCGGTATTTCTAGTATACTATCTTCACTAAGGCCGCTGTTTGGATCTTTGCTTAGTCTATCATTAATATGTGCTAACACTTCTTCCGCTAGTTTTGCATTATCTAGCCCATCTAGTTTATACTGACGTGCTGTTAGTTCTAGTAGAGTAATGTCTTTAATAAATGTGTGTGTCATCTTCTATTCATTCGTTGTAGAGAATAATGATCAACACCTAGTGCTTCTATAAAAAATACCAAAGTTAAACGTTCTTCATCCTGGAATGAATTAACTCCATGCCATAAGTGTCCGTCAAATGCTATCAATCTGTTAAACTTATTTTTTACTACAACAGATTCATCAAAATGCGAATTATGTTCGTCCCTAACAGATGCAGGAAGGATTAATTTGTTATCTGGATCTGGATCGTTGTAGCTTAAATCTTTAGGTTGGTAGATAGTTGTACCAGAATCAAGCGAAGCATTCGGAGACAAGTATATTACTCCTGATATTAAATTAGGATCTCTATGTATCCATCCTTTTTCTGCTTTACTACTAACTCTTTGAAAGTGTGCTTTTCCGTGCCAGCCACGAATTTGACCAGTAGTATGAAATAACGCAAGGTATCTTTCAATTGTAGACTTAAACAAATTTAAATTTAACTCATGTAACGGAGCAGAACGTTCTCCCGGCCAGAGATTTTCAGGATCGGATTCATACTTTTGTTTAAGAGCAAATTCTCTTACTGCTAATGGATCTTCAAAGAAGTTATCAACTACAGTTACAGGTGTAAGATATGTCATTTTAAGTTTATAGCAATACTAATGCGTTCATGATTTGTGTTGTTGACATTTACTCTGTGAGTAAGCCAACTTGGAAATAATAACAATCTTCCTGTTTTTGGTTTGTATGATATTGATTCGCTTGGCATTCCGTCTGATGGAAATCCATTAAAATGTATGTAAGGATTTGGATTCTGAAATCTTATAGCACCGTCGTCTTCGTTTGCACTCACGTAGTATACTCCACTAATGCGTGAACCTGCATGGACATGGTCGTATTGAAAACTTCCCTTATTAGAAAAATTAAACCAGCTTTCGTATATACTAAATCCTGGACCGTTATAGCCGATAGATTTAGTATATTCATCTATTGCAGATAAAATCATAGATTTAAAATTAGCTAAGTTATGCGTTTCTATGTCGTTAGTGCCTTGAAAATTAAATGTAGTATTTACAGCATCACCCCACGGGCTCAATTCGCTAGACTGTTTTATCACATTTAATGCCGTTGATAGTTCGTTTTGGATTATTTCCAAATTATCACCAGTTAGTTCGTGTGCAAATATAGGAGTAGGAAACCAGTTTTCTGTAGGCATGCGATATTTATAGGTGTAAATACGTCACATGAAAATTTTAGAAAACTTAATAAGCCTACCAGATTGTCAATTCTTAACCAATGTAATCAATGCCGCGTGGCTATCTGCCAAAATGAAGTTTCCAGGTAAAAAACTTGGAGATAATCTAGTTGCGGAATCTTTCAGCGCATACGCATTACCCGAAACTGATGATTTGCTGTGGCATTTAACTAGACGTGTTGCCGAGGAAACTGGTAAACGTTTAGTACCGACTTATAGTTATTGTCGAATCTATCATAAAGGTGCAATTTTGCCATTACATCAAGACAGAGAATCGTGCGAATATTCAATCAGTCTTAAAGTTAGTGGTGATGATTGGCCAATTTGGTTTAATGTAGACGGTCCTAAAGAGCTTGTGCTACCAAACGGCACTGGTGTGTTGTATAAGGGATTAGATACTCCGCATTGGAGAGAACGATTTACAGGCAATACATGTATTCAAGTATTCTTTCACTGGGTTGACGCCAACGGTCCGTACGCAGAATGGCGTTATGATAAACGTCCTTACTTAACCCAGCTTACAGTCCCACGCTAACACTCGCCTAGTACCGGTACCTTGCCATGGATACACTTGATGTGGCAACCAACTAGGAAATATTAACATCATTCCTACCGCTGGTTTTATATGAGCAAATTGAACATGACTTGGGTTAGGTGATTGGCCAAATTGAAAACTAATACAACAATCTGTTTCTGCACTATTAGGATTTAGGTCGGGTACTTCTAAATATAAATTTCCAGAAATGTCCCCATTAGGATGTGTATGTGTAACTTGATAACTGTTTGCTGGCTGAGTTATTGTCCAACAGTTTGCAAGTTTAGGAGTTAATTTTGCATATTCTTGCGACTGTGTATAATATTCAAGAGCGTGTTGTTCAATCCACTCACTAAGCCACTGTCTATCTTCAGCGGATGGCAATACTCTACGCTGTTCACCACCACGGAGTGTTAAATCGCTGTATGGATAATCTATGCTAGTTGCTGAGGTTTTAAATAAGTCTACACTTAGCTGGTTTATTTTTGATAATACATCAGCAGGAACATAAACTTTAGCAATAGCAATAGGATTAAAAAACTTAATGTCCATATTTGTTCTTTAAAAACTCATATAGTGTTGGTTCATCTTTAGCAACATCGTTCCAGTAGGCTTTTTTCTTTTCAAAGATAGCAAAACTTTCTGCGTATTTGTCTTTATAATCTTCTTCATCACGTAATTGTTCATAGGCAATTGTAATAGGATCTAAAATAGGATAATTCATACCTGTACTAATACGTGTAATGCCGCCATCTAATGATGCAGTACCTGTGAACATTTTTCTATGTTGTAAATCGTAAAATCCGTGGAAACTTTGTGGCTCCATGCTAACCATTCCTGGGCTGTATGTGCGTGAACCGTTGGCTTTCCAATAGTCTGAGTCGTCTCTGATACTAAGTGCATAGTGCTGTGCTACAAATTCTGAGAAATTTCTAAAAATTTGTAAGGTAGCAGAGTTATAAACATCAATGTCCCATTGTGTTACCGCTGGACGTTGTAATGTTTTAACTAATTTAAACAAGAATTCATGCACACTAAACAAGCCATTAGATTCTAATGGTTCAATAAATCCTGCACTAAGTCCAATGGCTACGCAATTTTTAACCCATGTACGTTTATGAATACCTACACGCATTGGAACATCTTTAAATTCAAG